TTTTACATGTTTTGCAAAGGATGTGATCAGTTTTGGGCCCATGGTTCTATATTCGATATAATGATTATCGAAACCATAAATAGAATACTACAACGTGGTAATCCTTGGAAGTTTTGGGAAATACGAGACACAAGAACTTTGTTTAGTCTTGTAGATATGAAACTACCAAAGACTGCTAAACACCACAGTTTGTACGACTGTTATAATCAAATATTAGGAGTACAGGCTGCATTTGCACAACTAGGAATTAAAACATGAGCAATTCATTTTATACATCAACTAAAACATTTACAGGTTTGCCTTGTGCCCATAGGCAATGGAGAGATGACGGACATTGCCGTTTAGTTCATGGCTATGATAGAACTGTTATTATGACATTCGGTGCATCAGAACTAGACGATAAAGAATGGGTAGTAGACTTTGGCGGACTTAAAGAAGTAAAGAAATGGTTAGAAGACAAATTCGACCATACGTTACTAATTAACGAAGATGATCCAATGAGATCAATGTTTGAAAAGTACGATGGCGATCTATGGAAACTTACAATTATGCCTAATGTAGGCATGGAGGCAAGTGCAAAGTACATTTACGATCATGTTAGTCCTATGATTGATAAAATGACTAACGGCCGTTGCTGGGTAGTTAGTGTAGAATGTAGAGAGAATGTTAAAAATTCTGCTATTTTTACTGCAACTAAAGACTATCTTACAATAGCATATAAAGATTCAATGGCATTGCATTAATATGATGGTTCAACCTACTTTACCAAAAATATTAGACCCAGCTGTATTAGACGTCGATTTAGATAAAGACCGCGATATAAAAGTAATGGGCATAGGTAAAGATGCTTTTCCGTTGAAAGTAATAGAGGTACCTGATGTATATAAAGATTACGTATCTGTTAGGCAATTAGCATTAGAAATACCTTCTATATATGCCCATAATATAGATAAAGGATCTGCTTTTCCAGGTTGGAGGGGAATTATGGTTTTAGATCAAACCCCGTTATGGTTGCTAATTAATAAAGTTCTGTTAGAACATCTAGATGAGGAATGGGGCGGTCCTTTTACTAGAAGTTTAAATTTTCCTTTTATTACTGGTATTGTTAATACAAAAAGTATAATAAGAAGAGTAGACGACGGCAATCCATTCGGAGGCATACTACCGCATCGAGATCAGCAACCTCCATCACCCGGTAAGATCGCAGGTGCAATATATTTAAATTTACCTGATGAATGTGTAGGTGGAACATCTTTTTATGATCATACAGCAGGACTTTATGAAAAAGAATTAGTATACCAATCAAAAATGGTACCAAATACTATGATATTATACCAACAACGAATACCTCATGCTATAACACAAGAATCTATGGATGATTACAGAGAGCATTTTAGAATAGCTCAGAACTTTTTTATTGGCGAAGATAATCCATACTACTAATAAATATAGTGAAGGAGAATTATTATGGCTTATAGCGAACAAGTAGTTGATCATTATAATAATCCTAGAAACGTAGGAAGCCTCGACAAAGATGCATCTAATGTAGGTACAGGTCTTGTCGGAGCGCCTGAGTGTGGCGATGTAATGAAACTACAAATAGAGGTTGATAATGAAACAGGTATTATTCAAGATGCTAAATTCAAGACTTTTGGCTGTGGTAGTGCGATTGCTAGTAGTTCCCTTGCTACTGATTGGGTTACTGGTAAATCTATACACGAGGCGGAAACAATCCGTAATGTGGATATCGTTGAAGAACTTTCGTTACCGCCTGTCAAAATTCATTGCTCCGTTCTTGCAGAGGATGCAATTAAGGCAGCAATAGCAGATTATAAAAGTAAACAATAAAGGTATCATGAGTATAATTGAAAAAATTATGTCTTGGTTTGGTGGTAAGGCAGTACCTTCTGCAAATGTAGTAGAAGAAGTAATGGCTGGCACTCAGTTACCTTCTACATGGGAAGCAGAAGAATTACTTCCAAAAGAAGCCAAAGAAAAACCAAAGGCAAAGCCAAAGGCTAAAAAAGAACCTGCTAAAAAAGCAGGTCATACAAAAGCATCTTTAAGTAAGATGACCAAAGCACAATTAGACGAACTTGGTAAAAAAGAGTTTAATATTGATTTGGATAGAAGAAAAGCAAAAGCAGTTCTAGTTAAAACTCTTTTGGATGCACAAAAGAGAAAGTGAGGTGATAATCAATGCCACAAAAATTTTGGGAAGCAGGTCGAAAGACTAAACAGTTAGGTTGGGATGATATATCTGCAATGGATGAATTAGAAATGTTAGAACATTTAAAGGAACATTTCGGCATCACAGATATTAAACCTGTAGATATAGACATCACTGATTATCACGAACCTCCTATTACAACTAAAGGAGATCCTTATTTACGGAATGTAGTAGATAATTGGTTTCACGGAAATGTGTATCCTAGTAACGCAGAAGATCAAGCACATCGAGCCGAAAATCCTCTGAAGTGTTCTGCTAATAGATCTGCAATGATGGCGTTAACTCCTAGAGAGTGTAGAAGGCAACTTAGACAAGCTCTAGACGGTGATATGACCGCGGCTTCATTTTAATGATCACATTTACAGAAAAAGCAGCAAAAGTTGTTTTAAATATTATGAAAGAACAAGACGTCTCTAATGATACTTGTGTTAGAGTAGGTGTCAAAGGAGGCGGTTGTTCCGGATTAACTTATACAGTCGATTTTGATGGTAGAAAAGGTAAATTTGATTTAGAATTTGAGTCGTATGGACTTAATATTTTAGTAGATAAAAAAAGCCACTTATATATAAAAAATACAGAAATAGACTGGTCTAACAGTTTAAATGATCGAGGTCTAAAATTTAACAACCCTTCAGCAAAAGGATCCTGTGGATGTAGGACTTCTTTTATGTATGAACATGAGGAACAATCTAATGACTACAAACCAAGTTGGATGTGAACTTAGAATTACTCCTAAGGCTGCAAAAGAATTTATAAGCATGTGTACAGACGAAGAAAAAGATTTAAAAGAATCTTATCTTAGAGTCGGAGCAAATTCAGGAGGATGCTCGGGGTGGAAGTATAGTTTAGATTACGAAGATACTGCTAATCCAACAGACTTGATTTTTGAGCAATTTGGTGTTAAACTAATAGTAGACGAATATATTCTTACTGATATAATAGGAGATGTAGAAGTCGATTACAGAGTAGGTAACTTAGTAGAACAGGGATTTATATTTAAACGACTTAAATATGAACATGTATGCGGATGCGGAGAGAGCTTTACACCAGTAAAAGATCTACCTGCAGACGGCAAACAAAAATTAGGATGGACATGAAAAACGATTCTAAATTACCATACACACCAAAAGATGTAGATCACCCAGACTACTTTGGTGACTTTAGTTGGACAAAAGTTATTGGCTTAGGTTTATGTTTTTTAATAGCAATTTTTATTATAGGAATAAGCATATGAGCGAATTAACTTTTGAACAATACAGAAAATTTGTAGATAACATTACAAGTAACGAATCTAAACAGTACTCTAGTTTTTTACATAGACTAGCAGAATTAGAAATGTCGGATGGGCATATAAATCAAAATGTAAATATACCTAGACTGCTTACTGCATCACTTGGTATGATGTCAGAAGGCGGAGAGTTTGGCGATATTGTAAAAAAGATATTGTTTCAAGGTAAAGAAATTACACCGGAACTTAGAGAAAAGTTAATTAAAGAGTTAGGCGATGTATCATGGTATTGGGTAAATGCTTGTACTGCATTAGATATTAGTCCGTATGAAGTTATTCAACGTAACATGAATAAACTACTCGAACGCTTTCCTGAAGGCTCCTTTTCCGTTGAGCGAAGCGAGAACAGATCAAAAAATGATGGATGAATAAACGTATTCAGCTTAAACATGATAAACAAAAAATCCAAAAACTAGAACAACGTATCGATGATTTAATAGGAATGAATAATGAGTTAGAAGAACTTATTAAGCGATACGAATACGAAGATAAAAACTTTAATGCAAGGTTTCATCATGACTTTGATCAATTCTAAAGGAATATATGACTGAAGAAAAAAAGAATACAGTAAGAATTTATGTTGGTGGGTATGGAGGAGAATTTGTACTAGGCTCCATTACACCCGAGCAACATGATTATTGGATGACATTAGGGCAAGAAGCATTAGAAGAATATGCATATGATGCATATGATTATGTAGAGGAAAATCGTATTCCGGAAGATATGGATTTTCTAAGTAGTGAAGGATGGTACGAATGTGATGACATCGAACATACTAATGGTTGTGGTTTAGATTCAGCATGGATCGAGATAGACTTACCTAATGGCAAAACACATAGAATAGAAAGTGTATATGACATGCGAGACAAATATGAAGAAGTTTCCTGTGATGATATACGGACAGACTATTGTCATGAAGATGAGTTTATGCGAGAGACTGGCGAAATCTATACGCAAGCCGGTGATAATTACTGTTATGAAAAAGGTCACTACTTTACTGCATATAGTAGTGAAAAAGGCGGATTCTTTGACGCCGAAATTGAATTACCCGA